AGGTGGGCCTGTGACCACCTGGCCCTTCCCCACCCAGCTGCCGCCCCGGCAGCCGGCCCAGCCCATCCCCTTCAACCCTGACAACTTCGACGAGGCCCCGCTATGAAACCCCTTTTCCTCGACTGCCCCCCGCGCTACACGCGCACCCAGCGCCAGACAGCCAACGACGTCGACTATGCGTGCGCCCTCGAGCACACCGAACGTCCGATGGACTGGCAAGACAAGCTCGTGCTCGGCGCGTGCATCATCGCCGTGGCCGCGCTGGCCGGGATCTTGGTGCTGGTGTGAAGTGTCCGGTCTGCAACAAGCCGGCCGACGTACTCGAGACCCGTCGCACAACGGCTGGCGTGCGCCGCCGCTACGAGTGCTTCAACCACCACCGCTTCAGTACGTTGGAGCGGATCCACGAATTCAAGAAAGGCACACCGTGCGTGAGTCAACAATCGAAAAGCACCTCGTCAAGCGCGTGAAGGCGCTGGGCGGCGAGGTGCGCAAGGTCCAGTGGATCGGCCGGCGCGGTGCGCCGGATCGGCTGGTGATGCTGCCGGTGTTCGGCCCGGCTACGCGCCTTGACCAGCCGCCGCGCGTTGTGCGCAGTGGGCGCACCATCTGGGTCGAGCTCAAGGCCACCGGCGTGGCGCCCGAGGACTACCAGCTGCGGGAGCACAAGCGCATGCGCAAGATGGGCCAGCGCGTCGTCGTGATCGACTCGATCGAGGGTGTCGAGGAGCTGCTGTCGTGAAGTACTGGCCCGGCACCACCCTCCCCCGCTCGACGGGCAACGCCTTCGACTGGCGGCGCACCGCCGGCGAGCTGGCTGCCTACATTCTCAACATCCAGGCCAAGAAGGACGCCGGCCTGTTGGGCGCGAAGGCGCAGCAGGCGAAGAGATGAAGGACTACGTCCCGCGCGCCTTCGCCCCGCTGGCGATGGAGCACTTCATAAACCAGCCCCGCTGCGCCCTGTGGGCAAAGCCTGGCATGGGCAAGAGCGTGCTAACCCTCACCCACCTGGAGATCCTCCACCGGGTGTGGGGTGAGAGTGCGCCGACCCTCGTGCTGGCGCCGCTGCGCGTGGCGCGCGACACTTGGGCCACAGAGGCCGCGAAGTGGCAACACCTGCGGGGCCTCGAGGTGGTGCCGGTGGTGGGCACGCTCGAGCAGCGCAAGGCCGCGCTGCGCAAGAGCGCGCCGATCTTCGTGACGAACTACGATCAGCTGCCCTGGATCGTGGACTTCTACGGTGACCGCTGGCCCTTCGCCACCGTGGTGGCCGACGAGGCGGTGCGCCTCAAGGGTTTCAGGATTCGCCAGGGCACCGCCCGGGCGCAGGCCCTGGGCACGGTCGCACACACCAAGGTCAAGCGGTTCATCCAGCTCACCGGCACCCCAGCCAGCAACGGGTTGAAGGACCTGTGGGGTGCCATGTGGTTCCTTGACGCAGGCCAGCGCCTGGGGCGCACCTACAGTGCTTTCGAGGAGCGCTGGTTCGCCTACAAGCGGGTGATCGACGCGATCAGCAAGAAGCCCGGCATCGTGCCGGTGATCCTGCCCAACGCGCACGAGGAGATCCACGCACGACTGGCTGACATCTGCCTGACGCTGGACCCGAAGGACTGGTTCGATTTGCGCGAGCCGATCGTCAACGTGATTGAGGTCGACCTACCGGCCAGCGCCAAGGTCAAGTACCGCGAGCTCGAGCGCGAGCTGTTCACGATGCTGGGCGAGACCGAGGTCGAGGTGTTCAACGCCGCGGCACTCAGCAACAAGTGCCTGCAGCTGGCCAACGGGGCCGCGTACCTGGACCCCGAGCGCTACGGCCCGGGCAAGTGGATCGAGTTCCACCGCGAGAAGCTCGACGCGCTGGGCGAGCTGATGGAGGAGACCGGCGACGACCCGCTGCTGGTGACCTACGAGTTCAAGTCAGACCGCGAGCGCATCCTGCGCGAGTGGCCCGACGCACTGGACCTGGCGCGCGAGGACCACCTCGCCCAGGCCAAGGCCGGCAAGGGCAAGCTGTGGATCGGCCACCCGGCCAGCATCGGCGAGGGCATCGACGGGCTGCAGGAGCACTGCAACACGGTGGTGTTCTTTGGCCAGACCTGGCGCCTGGATCTGCACGACCAGATCATCGAGCGCGTGGGCCCCATGCGCCAGCTCCAGGCCGGCACCGGCAAGAACGTGTTCGTGCACTACCTGGTGGCCAGGGGCACGGTCGACGAGGTGGTGCTGGCCCGACGGGACGGCAAGCGCAGCGTGCAGGACGCGCTGCTTGAATACATGAAAAGGAAACAGTGATGCACTCCCAAAATACCCCCCTGAAATACAGCCCGATTACAGGCAGCTTGCTGACCATGTCGGTAACGCTCACAGGTGCTGACTGCAGGGAGCGCTACCCCCACCGTCTGTGGGCCTTCAACCCCTGGACGGGCACGCGCAGGCTGGACTCCGATATCAAGTCCGATCCGACCGGCCTGTTGATCCTACCCCCCGGGGAGGAACTGCTTGCCGCAGCGACGCCGCGGCCAAAACCACTGCGTGACATTCTGGAGATGCCCAAGATGCCGGATACCTTCCAGGGGTTGGCGTCCAGGTTCCAGGCTGCAGGTGCGCTCCACCCCGCACTAGCAGAGAAGGCCTTCACGCCGGCCAGCGCCCTTGGCAAACAGGAGGGCGGCGACCACTACAAGAAGATGAAGATCCAGCCGATCGAGTACATCCATGCGAACGGCATCCCGTTCGCCGAGGGGTGCGCGATCAAGTACCTGACTCGCTGGCGCGACAAGGGTGGGGTCGAGGACCTGAAGAAGGCCCGCCACTTCATCGACCTGCTGATCGAGCTGGAGACCAGGAAATGAGCGACAACCTCGACATCGCCAGCGAGCGCGAGGAGCTCGCCCGCACGTTCGCCCAGGCCGTGCGCAAGCCGGTGGGGCCTGTTGCCACCGGCCGGTGCCTCTACTGCGACGAGATCGTGGGCGACGAGCAGCGCTGGTGCGACGTCGAGTGCGCGAAGGACTGGGAAAAGTTGCAGGCGAGGCGGTCGTAGTGCATCCTGCACTTGCACGTAGCACCTGCAACGAGCCGTTGATGCAGGATGCAAGGCCTAAGTTAGTGACCGCTTTAGCATTTTGCTTGGTCACAATATACATTATACGAGTTAGAACACCTGTTTAAGCTATAGCGCCTGCTACAAAATGCTGTACACTTTGCTGCCTCAACAACCCCTGAAAGACCCCGAATGATCCCCGTCGCCCTCTACATCGCCGCCATCACCGGCGCCAACCTGTCGGTCGCCGCCTTCGGCCCGTGGGTGTCCCCGATCAACGCGTTCCTGCTGATCGGCCTGGACCTCTCGTTGCGCGACCACCTGCACGAGAAGTGGCGCGGCCCGCAGTTGGTGCCGCGGATGCTGGCGCTGATCGCTGCAGCTGGCGCGATCTCCTACCTGCTGAACCCGGCCGCCGGCAAGATCGCGCTGGCCTCGATGGTCGCCTTCACGATGGCCGCAGTGGTCGACGCCACGGTCTACCAGGCTCTGATCAAGCGCGGCTACCTGACCCGGTCCAACGGCAGCAACGCCGCAGGCGCGCTGGCCGACAGCCTGATCTTCCCGACCATCGCGTTCGGCGGGTTCCTGCCGCACATCGTGGCGCTGCAGTTCGTGGCCAAGGTCGCGGGCGGCGCGGTCTGGGCGCTGGTCATCCGCCGCTGGGCGCGATGATCCACTACCACGGAACCCCCATCAGTGGCCCAAGACAAGACGTTGCGAGGTTCCTGATGGGCAGGCACGCACTGGTCCCGTTCCCGCGCCGCGACGACATGGGCATCGTGGCCGAGGCCTGCCAGTCGTTCGTGTTCGACAACGGCGCCTTCAGCGTCTGGAAGCGTGGCGCCGTGCTGGACGTGCCGGGGTACATCGCCTGGTGCGACGAGTGGCACCGCCACCCAGGCTTCGACTGGGCGCTGATCCCCGACGTGATCGACGGCACCGCCGAGGACAACGACGCGCTGCTGGTCGACTGGCCGGCGCACATCCGAGGCGTGCCGATCTACCACCTGCACGAGCCGCTCGAGCGCGCCGAGCGCTTGGCGCACACCTACCCCACGGTGGCGCTGGGGTCGTCGGGTGAGTGGCCGATGCC